CACGTTCCGCAAGGAAGACGACTACGGCTTCATCACTGGCGTCGGCATCGAGATGGCCTACGGCGTCGGCAAGATGTTCAAGCGGCACCCGTACACCTCGACCACTCTTAAGCAGTGGGGCGTGGTGAATGGGTTCTTCGCTTGTTCGTCTGATTGAGGAGGGCTCATAACATGGTAACGTCACTCAACAACAGGGGAGCCGCTCGCGAAGCCGGATATGAGTTCGTGCAGTATATTGCTGCCCGAGCCGCGCCGACTGGCGGTGTCTCTGTCTACAGCATCAAGGTTGGTACGCTCCCGGCGGGAGCTATCATCCTCGCTGCCTCTACCAACGTGGAGACGGCTATCACTGGCTCTACTCCAGTGTTTGGTATTGGTACGACACCTACCGGTTCGGAGATTGCTGCCACTATCGCATTGACGGCAGGCAGTCTTAACACAGTACCACTTGCGGCGTTGGTGATGCCACTCGTGGCCGACACCGATGTCTATGCTAACATCACCGGGACGGCTACTGGTGATGCCTACATCATCGTTCAGTTCGTCAAGCCACTTGCGTAACCGACCTCGTCCAACTGGGAGGGGGTAGTCCCCTCCCGCTTTTACGGAGAGTGAAATGGCCCAACACAAAGACGAAGACAAGGCGAACCCCCCGCAGCTGGATACTCACGTGCCGCCCTCGCAGCAGTCGGCCCAAGGGCCGGTGCCGAAGCCGGGTGAGCCCGTAGTGCCGAACCCTATGGCACCGCCTCCGGCTCAGGCGATCCCAATCCCGGAGGAAGCTCAGCCCAAAGAGGACGACAAGTCCAAGTCCAAAAAATAGTGGAGGAAGATATGGCTCGAGTTAAAGTAACCTGGCTTGGTACTGGTGATCCGTTAGAGGCTAAGGTACTCGACTTTGGCCCATACAAGCTTCCGCGGGGAGTTCCTGTCGAGATCGGAGACGATCTTATCATAGCCGACTCTCTTAGCCAGAACAAACAGTTCAAGGTCGAGAGAGATCCGCAGTAGGAGGTGCTCGTGGGTACGCAACCAAGTCTTCGTGCTCGTATTCTGCCTCGGTTCCCGGCTCAGGTTTTGGCCGGGACCGGGATCACTATCACTAAGAATGGTGGTACCTACACTTTCGCGGCACAGGCCTATGCCAATATCCCTATAACAGCCCTCCAGAGTATCCCGTCTGATCGACTACTCGGACGGGATACCTCTGGCACCGGGGCAGTCGAGATATTGACGGCAGGTGGTGGTCTGGGGTTTAACGGGGCCGGAAGTCTGGAACTTACGGCCAATCACAGGATTAGGGGTGTTCCCGCCGCGCTGCTCATTGGAGCTACGCCTAGCGTGCAGGACACGTTAATCCCATACTCTTGTACTATTACGAGGGTCACTATCATTAGCGACGCGACGAGCGGAAATCCCACCATAACCCTCCAGAAGGGTAACTTCTCTGCATGGCCTACCGGTCTAGTGGATATCACGGGAGGAGTTAACCCTGTTCTTGTCGCGGGTAAGTATCAGAACAGCACCTTGGCCGGATGGACTACAGGTATTAACGCAGGCGACATCATTAGGTTCTCATCTACGACAGGTGCCCCTATCACGCGGTTGAACATCACACTGGAGCTTCTGCCGCTATGAAAACAACCAAAACCCGCTTCGAGCTTATCCGTGAGGCTGCGGACAAGCTCAACATTGTCGGCACTGGTCAGGGACTCGAGGCGGAGTACTCAGAGAAGATCGATAATAACGTAGATCCGTTGGTAATGCAACTGGCCTCGGATAACATCTGTGAGGTAGTTAATGATGGGTATATCCCCGCTGAGTGGTTCGACTCGCTCGCGGGACTATTGGCCAACATCTGTGCTCCCGTGGCGGGAAAGAACTTCGATCCGCAGATCAAGGAGTACTATGAGAGTCGCTTACGCCGGTTGACCTCGAGCGGTCCCACTTACGGGACCCAGGAAGCTGAGTACTTCTGATGCCGTCTATTGTATTTCCAACTACGTCAGCCCCGGCCACCAGGCCACAAGAGTCTGGTGGAAGGCTGATCAATGCCTATGTGGAGAAGACGCCCTATGGAGCACCATCACAGATCATCGTAAGGCGTTCTCCTGGTATTCAACGGATAGCAACGACTGCAATAAGTGGTCATACTAGAGGATTTCTTGACGCAGAAGCCGTTGGAGTATGGGCAATTAATGGTAGACTTATGAAGTTTGATAGTATCTTTTCTGTGACAGATTTAGGTCCGTTTGTAGGGACCGAACCAGTAACCTTCGGGCGGAATAATGCTCTTGTTAAACAGAATGTAGTTGTCAGCGAAAATGGCTGTTTTAATGTTGACACCAGTACCGGGATAACAGCCTTTGTCTCGGCCAATCTACCTGCCGGGCCAACGAGTGTTTGTGACTTCGATGGGTACTTTGTCTGGTCGTTCGGTGGGGGTCAGATCTATGCTTCCGATCTTAATTCTACTAATGTACAGGCGTTGTCGCTGAACACCGAGCAGGGTCTGTTCGTGCGGCGGGTACTGCGATACGCAGGGCGACTTTATGCCTTCGGAGATAAGTGGACAGGGGTCTATCGCGATGCAGGAACAAGCCCATTTCCGTTCGCGCGCGAGGTCACTATCCCTCGGGGTATCGTTGGGACTCATGCTGTCGCTGGTTGGGAGACCGGATGGGCCAATCAGTTGCTCTGGGCCGGAGATGACTTCATCGTTTATAAGTTGGATGGATACACGCCTACACCAGTCTCTACCGATGATGTTAGTAGGGCCATTCAATCAGCGGTACTCGCCGGGGGCCGTAACCTCATCGAGGCCTTTGTCTATATGTACGGCAAGAATGCCTTCTGGGTCTTGTCCTCTCATGATAATTGGACGTGGGAGTATAACCTAGTCACGGGCGAGTGGAACGAGCGCAAGTCGTTTAATCGGTCCAACTGGAAGGGAATGAAGAGTATACGGATCTTCGATCGCTGGATCGTCGGAGATGAGTTTACCGGAGATCTGTATCAGATCAGCGGATCATACTTTCTTGAAGGTACTGACCCGTTGATTTGGCAGGTAGAAAGCGGGGTGATGTCAGGCTTTCCGCGCGGGGTCATGGTGCCTCGGAGCAGCTTCTTGCTAACGACCGCTGTAGGAACGACCTCCACTGTAACGAACCCGAAGGTAGAGATCTCATGGTCACTCGACGGGGGATACACCTACGGTGACCCTGTGCTGCGTCGCCTCGGTGGTCCGGGGGAGTCGCTCTCCCACCCATATGTCCTGCAGTGCGGGCTGTCTAAGGGCCAGGGCGTTCGGTTCCGGTTGAGGGTCTCGGACCCGGTCCATGTGGGACTGTCGGGAGGTTCGATAGATGATCTTGAAGCACGGGGGTACTCTGGATGAAGGCCCCACTCGATCCGTTCTCAAGAGTTACTGATGAACAGAGTCACTGGGACCCTGAATGGTATTCATGGCTTCAAGATCTATTCACGACCACGACACAGCTTCAAGCGAATGTCGCGACACTGCAAACATCTCTTGCAGCACAGCAGGCAATTAACACAGCACAGCAGGCGAATAACACAACACAACAAGCGGCTATTACCGCACTACAAAATCCGCCTCCGGGCGTTTCTCCCGGACTGATATTCCTCTCGTCTCAAGTGGCAAACAACTCTGGACAACTTGTATTCACGGGGATAGACAACACTTACGATACCTATCAGTTCCACATCACGTCGCTGAGGACCTCTTCCCACAACGCAGCGTTGTGGATGCAGATGAGTCTGGATGGAGGCGCGACGTGGAAGAACACTGCCAATATATGGACCTGGGTATATGTCTATATGGGCGGCACCGCGGCCAACTTCCACAGCTCGACTCTAGAAGGCTCCAGCGCGTACTTCAGGATTGGTGGGGCCACAAGCTCCACGTGGGGAAATAGTTCTGAGGTTATGCTCTATCCAAATAGGAACCAAAACCTAAACGCGGCTAGTTGGCGATCTGTTGACTGGTATGATGCTGGTAGCGGTACTTATATGGTGATCGGTGCTGGTGAGGAAGCCAGCGACTCTACCCCATGTAATGCTGTGCGGTTCTTCTTTGCCTCAGGCACGATAGTCTCTGGGCGCATCGCGATGTACGGACTGAAGAAGTCATAGGAGGCTATAATGGGCCTGTTCGATATCTTTACCGGCGATCCCGTTAAGAAAGCTGCAGAACAACAGCAGCAGTATCTTACGGGGATCTCCAATCAGATCCAAT